CACCTAGATCATTAAGATTTCTAGAGTTGATATAGGATCTGTTTTCACATACCATGAAACTATAATGAGTCTTTAGTCTATCAATATATTGAATCTCAATATTATTATTGCTAAACTCCCTAAACTTTTTACCTAGCATATATTCTAGTTTAGCCATAGCAATAGCCATTGGATATTTAGGAGTATATATAATATCAGTTAAATTAGCTAGTCTAGCTTGATATACTTCTGGGATTACAACTAAACCAAGAGATCTAATATATTGGATATTATCTAATATCCATTGACAAGATTGTTTAACACATTTAAGTTCAACTTCTTCTCTATAACCATTATTAAACTTAATATACTTATAATCAATCAATTGGTCTACATGAGTTAATTCATGGATAATAATTTCCAATGCTAAGTTTCTAATTTGATCTGTATCAATAAATCCTTGTCGTTCTACTGTATCAGCAAAAGCTTCTAAGCTTACATAAATACAACCATATGGTGTAGTTCTAGCTATATTAGTTTTAGTGTCTAAATATCCAGATACAAAGTTTAATCTAGTATATGGATCTAGTGTATTTACCTTTCCATTAAATGTATCATATACGAATGTGAGTGTTTGTTGAGCTAATTCTATTACGTCAAATCTGTTCATATCTTTCCTCCTCAACATAATAATATATCAATAAAATGTACTTTTTAAAAAGGAGTCTGAAATTATGTTTAATAGAATGACAGACGTTGTAAATAAAATCGAGAGACGTTTAGGTACAGCTCCTTTGAACTTACCTGAAGAACTCCAAAAAGAACACTGGGCTGATAAAGTAATCAAACCAGATACATTAACTACATTTAGTCGTTTCTTTCCTCATATGGTTAAAGTGCAACTTAAACCAGAAGATAAGAAAGATGGTTATTATTTATTAGATCGTCAAATACCAGACAACTATGAGATTCTTGGAGTTAAAGATATCTTATGGTCTGATACTAATAATGAAACAGCTGGTCTACAACAATACTCTGGATATGGTATCTATAATGTATTAGCAAGATCTATGGATACTGATAGTATCATGCTTGCTCAAAACTATGCTGACGTAAGCTCATTATTTAATAACGGTATATATCTAGATTTCATTCCACCTAATATGGTTAAACTTGAAATGGCTGTAGGTGGTAATACAGATAACTTGTTATCTAATGTATATATTGGTGTATTCGTTAAGCATCCAGAAAACTTAATGACTATTGAACCGACTAAGATGGAGACATTTGAACAGTTAGCTCAAGCTGATGTAGCTACATTCTTATTTGAATATCTCAAACACTATGATGGTATTGAAACCGTATATGCTAATATTGATTTAAAGTTATCTTCATTAGAATCTCAAGCTCAACGACGTCAAGAGATTATTGAGTTTTTAAGAGATAACTATGTTAACCCAGCTAACACTAACCAACCGATTATGTATACAGTATAAAAAAAATAAATAGGAGAAGGAGTTTGAAACTCCTTCTCTATCTTTTACTGTCTTAATACAAATAAACTATTAAGAAGTATATCTTCATAGTCTTCATTAGTTATTTGATGCTCAATAGTAGTTGATCCATCTGGATTAATTCTATATGAAGTATAACTAATATTAGATTGTCTAATTAACTCTCTAGCTCTTTTAATATCCATACTATCACCTCAACATATTCTGTCTATTAGTACCTAGAAGTGGAGTTATTGCCATATATCTAGCCATTGCTCCAGCATGTAATACAGGATTATATGTCATAAGGAATCTTCTAAATCCTTTAAGACGAGATACTGGTACATCAAAGGTTAGATCATTATTGAATCTAAATCTCATTGCTTCTGTAAGAGTACCACGATTATCATCAACTAAAACAAATGGAATCAAATCTACTTTATTATTCCATCTATCTTCTAAATGAAGATATCTTACTTTAAGACTATCGCATTTAATATCTAATAGATCTCCTGTAGTGGAATACAGTCTCTTAAATGGAGACATCTTATTCTCAGGATCACAGATATTTATCGATTCCTCTATAATTGTACATAGATCGTCATAATTATCCCAATCTATTACAATACCAATCTTCTCTCCTCTAGGAGATAATCTCATTTGGTATTTATATCTTAAGTTGGTTGTAAGTTTATTAGCTCCTACAACATATTCAGAATGAAAGTTTTCCTTAATCTCAGTATTAATCTTCTTATGTATAGTATTAAACGTAACCTCCAGTTTAAATGTAAGATAGTAGTTTAGTTCAAAGATTTGTTCGACTACTTTATTATAATTTTCAAAGTTAGCCAATATATTCACCCCAATCTATTAGTGATTTGTAACGGCTATCTTAAAAAAATAAAACCCCTAGGAGAATGAACTCCTAGGGGGGGGGAATTGTATTATTTCTTTGCAGAACTGATTAAATGATGATCAAGATCGATCTTATTCAAATCAGGATAAATATCTGCATAGTACTTTGTAGTACCATTTACTACAGTAGATAAACGGATTACTAAATATTTTTCACGTCCTTGGTGACGAATCAATTCATAACGCAATCGTTTGTTTGGATCACATTCTGGATTGAATTCGGATACAAACTGAGCAAACGCTGCAGCTGCATTTTGATCACTCATTTTGTAGTTGAGTAAACGAATTGCACGGACAACTTTGTCTGTATTAGATTCTTTAATTTTGATGAAAGAATCATAATCGACATAATTTCCCAAGATGTGTTCAGTCTTAGGAAATAAAACATTAACCTTTGTTTCACCTTCAGGTGGTACAGAATTTACTTCAGTCTTAACTTCTTCTTTTGGTTTATTAACCATTTGAGAGAAGTTAACTGCGATAGAAGAATCCTTGTTTTGTAGAGGCTGCTGGATTGCTTCTTCTGCCACATCAATGATATCTACCTTTTCAGCACCAATTTCTTCTACTGGTGGAATATCTTTTTCCTCAATAATAGTGTTTCTTGGAAATCTTTCTCTTAATTTTTCTTTGTGATTAATTTTAATATACCCATCACAAGTATTGATTAAGTTATTAATAAATCCAATATTTTTTGTTTTTGCTATAGTTTCCATAATATGTTTCTCCTTTGCTTAAATATATAACACTATGGAATAAAATAAATAGGTGATAGATCATCAAGATCTATCACCTTAATAATATATGGTTATTTATATATTTAATGTGCAAAATATACAGTATTATTTTTCAATACACCATTCCATAGTAGAATATTATTTTTATACTTATTGAATAATGGTTTATTATACATCTTTATTTTAGTAAAGTCTATAAGTGGATAATCTATAAATCTACATACTAATTTACCTTCACGGAATATATTATTTTTGATATATAAAATATTATCTCCTTTATGATAAGAAGTATATACATCCACTTCTTGATTATAGTTGGCTTTAGATAATGCTAATCCACCATATTTAGTATTACCACTAATCCATTTATCGGCTACATAAGTTTCACCAAACAATTTGCCTAATTTTTGAATTTGTTTAAATCTGTATTTAACTGTGTTCATATTATAATCTCTCCAAACTTTTACCTATATTACGAATATATCTGTTGACGTTCTGTAAAATATCAGCCATAGATCTTAAGAAGAAATATATTGGTTGCTTTCTTCTAAATAATCTAATTGCTCTTTGCCTCATTCGTCTTCGCTTGTTCATATAGAATCTCTTTCATTTTATTAGAAATAAATTCTTTATCTTCTTCAGATAAAGTATTATAAATAAATCTTATAAAACAATCATAATTTTTTCTAAGTATTCTACACTTCTGACGAGTACGGTTGTTTCTATTATTCATTTACATCACCTAATAAAGATGCCACTTTCGGATCATTTAATAACTCTTCTGGTAAATTAATACCAATCAATTTAAGTTTTTCTAATGATTCAGTATTCATTGCTTCAGCTTTGTATGCTGTATATACGCTTAAAGGTTTAAGAGCTTTAGCTTTATTTCTTAATCTATTATTCATTATCTTCTCCTTCAGTAATAACTGATAGTATATGAATATTATAAAGATGAACAAGAGCATTATTCATCTTTATAATTTCAGTATAAAATTCTAGGAATGGTTTTCTATAGCATTTCATTTTAGAATTATAACAAGCTAATCTTATTAGATCAGGTAAAGTTGTATTAACTGTAAGATTTTCATTAAGTTCTTTAATTCTATCAGTGAATGTTTTAGTTATAACTATACCTTCATTAGTAATAATACTATCAGCATATAGTTTATATGCTTTAATAAGATTCCTATATCTACCATTCTTCTTGTATAGATAGGTATCTTTTATAAGTAAATCTTTAGATTCCATCTTTATACCCATCCTTAGAATACTCTATAACTGCATATCCAGCATCATATTGCTTTTTAACAGATTCCCTAATCTTAAATAAGTCATCAGCTTTCTCTTGTAAAGTATTAAGACTAATCTTAATCTCTCTACATTCAGTAGCATACTTACTAAAGATAGGTTTCTTAGCATTATAAAATCTGGATATTGATCTAAACCCATCATCCACTACTTCAATGCATTCTGTATTAGGATTACGAGTTCGACCTAAAGTTTGTTTAGCTAATATCTCTGACTTAAATGGTTCAGCCAAAATAATAGTAGCTTTTAAATCTCTGATGTCTAATGCAGCACCAGCAGATTTAGTTGTTGAAAGTATAATAGTCTTACTAAGTTGCTCTTGTTTAATCTCTTTAGGAATGACTGAAGTATACACACCGATATCATCTTTAAATTCAGGATAGTTCTCCTCAATCCAAGCTTTAACGATATCTATAGCTGATATAGTACCAATATATACAAGTACTTTACCGCCAATCTTCATGATCTTATCCATAACTATATACATCATATCATAGAATTGGTTATTACAAACTATATAGTTTGTATAAGCATTTCTATTTAATCCGTATACATTATTAGAGCATTCACTTATCTCCTGTGGAGTTGGTCTACTATTAAATCTTAATGCAAGATAAGCCGTATGAGGATCTGTATCTTCATCAAATAGATTTATACTAGGAATATTTCTAAAGTATAATCTATAGATAAAGTTTTCTGTCTCATCCGATCTACCTGGTGTTGCAGTAAGATATAATGTCTTCTTAGTATTAGTATAAAAGTCAATCATACAAATATTATCAAAGTTAAGATGTGCTTCATCATATACCTTTAGATATACTTGTAGTTTCTTGAATAGTTCACTAATCTTATCCCATCCATTATTAGTACCGAAGTTCTGTAATGTGGAATGGGTAACTAAGAATACTTTATACTTAGATATATCAGTGATACCATTTAATATCTTATGAATACCAACTGAACCATTGATTACTAATACTTCTCTATTTTGATCTAGATCTGTATATTCACCAATACAATTTCTCCATTGATCTAGCCAACCAGTAGTAGATGCAATAACTATAGTTCTAGCTCTCCAATACATTAGAGATGCTATAGTCACATATGTCTTACCTTTACCAGTTGGTAGATTAATTGATAGCTGTCCACTATTTTGATTAGAATAATATTGACCTTTACCTAAGATGAAGTGTAAAGCTTCTTGTTGTACATCATCTCTAGGAAGATATCTAATCTTTATAGGCGGAGTTTCGAAATATGGGTCGCTATTATATTCTTTAACCGGTTCTTCGCCTTCAAAGAATTTCTTAACGAAATATAAATCTAATCCTCTAGGGAGATAGAGAAGCCTATTAACTTCGTCATATGACATCCCTTTATAACTTCTAGTGAAAGTAATTCTATCAAATATAGTAAAATAAGATTCCAGTCTAGGAGCATCTCCTAGACTGTAATCAGTAATCACTATAGATGAATTACGTAAGATTATCTTATTCATAATCTTAAATATCCTCATTCACCAATGCATCAGTAAGCTTACGTTCATTCTTAATATCTTTATTAGTTAAGCTTGGCTGATTCATAAATAATTGTGGCTGTTCTTGGAAGAAGTAATCTATAGTAGACGGAGCAGTCTTATTATAAGAAGATGGATTCTTCAAGATACTAGCCAAGTTTTGGAAATCTAATGTCTTAGTAATAGAAGGATTTTCATATAATGCCTTAGTAAGTGGAAGTAATACATAAGGTTCATTTACGTTATTCCAATTAGGTTTATCAAAGATATTATATGCACTTCTAATTTGATTAGACAAGATTGTTTCAGTATGAATAGTATGCTTAGACATACCACCATTTAATAATGCTCTCATAAACTCTTGTGCTAAATCATCTTTAGTAAACGATGTAGTTACAGCCGCTTTATCTAAGATATCTTTAATACGGTTAAGAGTTTTAGAGAACTCATTATTCACTATAGGAGTATAGAAAATAGTTTGATCATCTTCTTTAGCTAATACCGCTAATGGGATATTGATTTCACCTTCATCAGTTTGATAGCGTTTCATATTAGTTAATCTAACTAATGCTTCAGAAAGATAGAATTTATCAATCTTATCAATTTCGATTGGGTATTCTTCTTTATGATCAATGATAGCAAACTTATTCACATAGTCATTATAGTCTAGAACTGTGTTAGTTGTATCATCAACATCATCTTCATTATCTTTAAAGATCTCATCTATATGGAATCTTAGATAGATATCATTATAGTTTCGATCTTCAATTAACGAGATAGTTTCTGCAGAACGAACAAAATTCTCTACAAACTTAATTGGTAATTCAATATCAGGAATATCTGTTACCAATACATGTTTAGCTGATAATTGTAATTGTGTAGTACTAGCTGTAATATCTTCTGATGGATATTTACCTACATCGATATCTCTATTGATAAAGTATAGATCTCCATAACAATATCTACAAATCCCATGACCTTCAGAATGAGACTGACAAGTAATAGGACTTCTGGTATAAATAGTTTTACCAATCAATTGAGTATCAGATTCCTTAATAGGACCCATGTCAAAATCATTTAATTGGTCAAATCTATAATACTTACCAACTAATAAGCTAAGCTCTTTAGCATCTCTAACATCATATCTAATGAAGTTACGAGAAGAGCATTTAAAATGTGGATCTGGATGCAAACGTGTACCTTGGTTGTTTAGACCAATCTTACGAGCCATCGCACCTGAAGAACCTACATTGATTTTGGAAATGATTTGAGCTGTACGACCAGCCGAGGATTCAATAAAGTAATCCATCAAATCAATTACACCGCCATTAATATAACTATTATTAATAACGTGTGGGAATACACTACCATTACCATCTGGTTTAGTACCAATAGAAATAGCATATTCTTTAAGCTGACGAATATTAATACTTTCATTAGCTCTAAATGCATTAGTATAGATATGATCATATCCTAGAATGTCTTTAGACTTCAATACATAATCACGTACTTTACCAATACATTCCATACCATATTCATTAGCTTTCTGTAAGTCTACTTTAGACATATCAGGATGTAATAAATTATAGTATTCTGGAATTGCATTCATCATTAATACATCATCTTGTAAATTGATGCTGTTTACAAATAGATCTGCAAACTCATCAACTCTAGCAATGTAATATAATGCATCTGCAATCATATTATTCTTAGTCAAGAAATCAATATCTTCAATATGGACTTTGATAAAGAATTCATCAATATAATTCTTAATAGTCTTAGCAGTGATTTCTCGTTTAAAGAAAATATGTTTTGGTTCAATCTCATCATCGCTCTTGATAATAAGAGACCATAGAATTAGGTTAAGCCAATAGTCTGGAATAGTTAGACCAACTTCATGACCACCAATAATTAAATTGATCTTAGCCTTAGATAGGCTAGGATCGTCTATACCATCTCGTAATATACAGTGAATTGCATCGAAATGGTTAGACCAATTCTCCTTCTTAATTTGTTGATTTACATTTACTGTCATTTCTCCTTTGCTTTTAACGAACTCATTGTAAATCCAATAGTTTTCATAATTGACGATAGTATCAAACATCGAGAACCTCCTGTGATATTACATCAAATATATTATTCTACTACTATAATATATATTCATATGTAAAATTCACTGTAATAAATAAAACCGGTATAGGATCTTTAAGACCCTATACCGAGAGGTTTTATTATTTTTTTGGAGTTGGTAAATGTTTAGAAGATTTAGCAGTTTTGATGTACTCAACTTGAGATTTGCGAGCTACACGAACTGCTTGGTTATTGTATTTTTGAACGATCTTTTTGATCAAAGCACGTTCAATTACACGGTTTTTAACCAATTTAGTCCAGAGTGGATCTTTCTTTTGTTTAGCGATTTGGAATGCAGCCATTTTTACACGGCGAGCCAAGTCGTCATTTTTGCTTAAGCGAACCAAAGTCTTTTTGTTCAATACGGATTTTTCTACCAATAATTGAGCTTCTTCGGATTCAGCGAATGCAATACGTTCATCTTGAGGCAATTTAGAAGCCTCAGCATAAATCATAGCTTCAAGTAAAGCATTAGGGTTGGCAAGATCTTCACCAAGAACACCTTGTCGGTCGTTTTCATTGAAAAACATGTTTTCGTCCTCCTTGGAGATTATTTTATTTAAATATATTTAAAAACGAAAATAACGTTTTATTAACTTAATGTTATTCGTATGAGCTCATATTAGCAAATAAAAGTGCCTAGGACATCATGATAGGAGGAATATAATTATGATAAACTACGAAGAACTTGATAAAATTATAGCCGTATCTAAATATAGAGAGCAAGCTAAAAAGAATTTGATGATTAACTTCCCAACCCTAACTGAGGGTGAAGTTGATACAGCATTAGATATCATTCTATCTAATGCATATACAAAACGTGAATGTATTTTACATAATAACTATACTGAAGAAACAGCTGAAACTGATGTAGCTGGAATTAGTAATTATATATATGAAAAGACTCCAATCATGGTAGCTAATGGATGTCTATTTAAACAATATACAAAAGAGTTAACTCCAATGTATAAATTGATAACTTCATTTACTGATAACCGTTCTAAGTTTAAGAAAGAAATGTTTAAATATGAGAAGGGTACAGAGAAGTTTAATAAATACAATATGCTTCAAATGTTAGCTAAACGTGATAATAATGCATTATATGGTGTAATTGGTAACTACAGCAGTGCATTGTATAACTTATACGTGGCAACTGGTATTACTAGAACTGGTCGTGCATTGATTAGTCATGCTATTACATTTTTCGAAAGCTTCTTTACGAATAATGTAAAGTTTCATTCTATTGATGAAGCAATTACATTTATTAATCGTGTAGATTCTGAGAAATCTATTTATCCATCTGCTTTAGTATTAGATAAAGATATAGAAGTTGAAGATGTATTCTATAAGATTATGAATACATTCGATAGAGATTACTTTGATGATGAAGCAATCAATAAAGCTATGAATATTGTATGGAGTCTTTTGATTAACTTATCTCAAGAGACTTTAAATAAACTCTTCTATAAGAATAATGCTTTACAATTCTGTGATAATAAATATATGAAAGATTATATTGTATTGACATTATCTAAGCTAGATGAAGCATTCGTAGATCCTAATCATCCACCAGAAATCATTAAGGATAATTTAGACCACATGTTTGAAGTTCTTAAAGAGTGGTGTTATATGAGATATATTGTAGTAGATAAGATTGATCGTTCTGCTACAATGAAACGTGATATTAGTATTATTACAGATACTGACTCAACTATGCCATGTTTTAATGGATGGTATACATTCGTTCTTAGAGATGTATTGGGACCAATTGATAAATCTGGTATTAAACTTATGAATCTTCCTGAAGTAGAACCTGTGATGGAAGAAGATAGAGTTTATAACTTTGGAACTGGTGAGATTGAAACTAAGATGATTAATGTAGCTACATCTAGTAACAAAGAACCATTACGTTTCAGTATTATCAATATCTTATCATATATTGCTGGTAGACTATTACGTGAACACTTTGATTTAGTTGCAGAGAATTATAATACTAAATCAGAATTCAAAGAATGTCTTATTGCCATGAAGAATGAGTTCTTATTTGGTAGAGCTTTATTAACTGGTGGTAAGAAAAACTATGCATCTAAACAAGAATTACAAGAAGGTAATCTAGTTCCATCCAATAAGATGCTTGATGTTAAAGGGTTACCAATTAATAAGTCTACACTAAAAGCTAAGACTCGTGATGCATTGAAAGATATCTTATTTAAGAAGATTCTTAATGTAGAAGAAGTAGACCAAATGGATGTATTAAAATCATTAGCTCGTGTAGAATATGATATTAGAAAGTCTATTGAGTCTGGTGAGAAAGAGTATTATAAACCAGCTCAAATTAAATCTTATGCTAACTATGATAATCCAATGCGTATCCAAGGTATTAAAGGTGCATTAGTTTATAATGCATTAAGAGATGAAGGTACTGAAGCAATTGATTTAACTATTCGCAATGCAATTGATATCATTAAGGTTACAATCAATAATAGTACTTTATTACCTTTAATGGATTCTGATCCAGAGTTATATGAAAAGATTAAGAAGTTCTTAGATGAAAATCAAAATGATTATAAAGGCGAGATTACTAGTATCTCAATTCCAATTGATGCGGAAGTTCCTAAATGGATATTAAAGTTTGTTGACTATAATGATATCATTAATGACAACTTGAAAAACTTCCCATTAGAATCTATTGGTATTACCAAATTTGAAAAAGATAAAGTAAACTATACCAACGTGATTAAATTCTAAGATATATCCCCTATAGAGTTCAACTCTATAGGGGAATTATTTTATTAAAATTTAACTTTCTCTAATTTAGTTTCTGGCATAGTTAATGTCATAGCATATATAGCTTGGATAGCTTCTTTTGCTGTAGAAATAACTGGGTTGCCACCTAGATTGATGAAGTGGATATTAGTCTCTAATTGCTTTTTAAGTTCAGCATTTGCTTCATCAGTGTATACCCCCTTGATAGTTACCATATCACCATCATAGTCACCACCGATGCTATCAAGATACCCATTACAGATATTCATAGTATCGATAAATTTGTTAGAGGTATCAGTTCCAATATCTTCTTTTCTTATTTTTGGATAATAATCATAAGTTACCCCATTAATTGCAACCTTTTCAGTTTCAATAGTAGATGATAATCTAATCTTAGTAGCAAACTCATTATAGAAAGTATCGATAGGGTACCGTGTAATAAGAATCATTCTATCCTTAATAGCTTCTTCACAAGCTAAATAAATTACATCACACCAAGTTATAGGTCTAGCTTTCTTTTCATCTTCTGTAATTTCATCAAAGAAATTACCTTTAAATTTCATATCAGCAACTACTTGCTTGCCATTTACTTTACATACCAAATCAATTGCTCTAAATCTATCAGAGTATCCATGAATGAATCTATCTAACTCTTTCTTTAAGACTTCATCAGAGAATTGTAATTGATAGTCTTCTACTTCAACATAAATAAGATTACCTTTTTTATCCAATACTGGATATTTAGTATTACCAATGAATTCATTCTCAAAGAATCTTCTCATATGGAATATAACAAATGGGAAGAAATTAGCAGCTGCAGATGTCATAGGTAATACAGAGTAATCAAAGTCAGCTCTAAGCTCACTCATATTCTCTACATCCAATTTAGGTGCAGACATAACTAGACGAGTTGCATAGTCTGTAGTCTTAGATAAGTTAGCACGTCTAATTACACCAAATTTACCTGGTAATCCACCATTAGGATTACTGTCAGTACCAGTACCAAACCATTTATAGATTTCAATTAGCCCTTCTTGAAGTCTACCTTCAACGGATTTGCTAATACTAAAACCGTAGTCTTCGGAATCACCAATAGCTGATGCTGATACCATTATATTGATATATAATTTATTAATATCCCCTACAGATATCTTACCACCATCTACTTTAATATCTCTAAAGAATGGTGGGATTACAATAAGTTTATCTGTAAAGAAGTTCTTTCTATTAGCATTCAAGAACTTAATATATCTTTCACGTTTAATGGAATCAGTTTCTCTAAATTTAATCTTATCTAGATTCTTTCTTAGGAAATCAATACCATTATCCCCTTTAGGATCTTCTACTATATTACCAGATTTATCTATAGAGTAAGTTCCAATACCATGAATAACAGATTTAATCTTAGAGTCTACTTTGCCCCAGATTCTATAAATTAATGGTTGTAGGAATTTCTTCTTTAAACTAATATAAGCAAATGTACTTGCTCTAGATTCTTTAGTTATACCAAAGATTGTATTAGATAATAATCCATCATTAGTTGGATTACTAGATGTATCAAATATAACTGGATTAGTTATTTCGACTAAGTTATTCTTCTTGACAAAATCATCCACATCAAGAAGAGATACTTGGAGATTATCTTGTCTAATTTGGTCTTTTAATAATGCCATATGTACCTCCTTATGAATTATTTATATGTGGAACAAAAAACGAGTTAGTGCATTTATTGCACTAACTCGATTGTATTATATTATCGCATAGTCACAATAATTTTACATGGATCACCAAAATCTCTAGCAATATCTACCACTATAGGATGACTCATACCATTATTACTATTAACTGTAATAGTATTCTTATATTCATCTACTAAGGAGTCAAATAATGTAGAGTCTGTAGTATAAATAATAAATTCAATACGATTCTCATAGATAACATGATCAATCTTTGAATGTAATAATCCATGACCTTTCAATATACTGTATAGTAGACTAGATTCGCCAAAGTAGTCTACTATCTGTTTTCTCGTTTGTTCGCAGTCTCCATTGCCGAATTTGCAGAAAAATTCGACGATATCCATTTATATAAATCCCCTTTTAATTAAAGCATTCCTTCAAGAGCATCTTCAAAGCGTGCCATATCTTCCCTAGTCATCGCAGGTGTCTCAGTCTTAGTACCTTGATCAGGTGGAACTAATCCAGCTTGTGGATGACCTCTATATGCAGCTTGCATATATTTATATTTTTGCTCTTCATCTTTTTTATGTTTTTCTTTTTCAGCAGCTGCATCGGCAGCTTCTCTACGATCTCTAATAAATTTATATAGAAGCATCAAATCACCTATAGGCATATTCAATGCTTCTATAATACTTAATCTACCTCGATATTCGTAACAAACATTATCAACTAATTGCATTAGTCGAGCATGTGAATCAACCGATGCCGTGTAAAAACAAGTTCTTGAGCATTCATAGGAATGGCTTCAATTTCTGCACCGCATTTAGGACATGTAGCTGCAGGTACTTGATAAGAAATATTAATATCTTTACTATTTTCTTCTAAGTATTTAGCGATATGAGATTGAAGTTCTTTAAATTCATATGCAGATAACTTAGACAAGATTTTATAAATACCTTGGATACGATATTTATAAGTTTTAACGATATCGTTAGGAGCTGTGTTAAATTGAATAGGAATCAATTCTTCATTGTCTTCATCAATTTCATATACTGTAGAGATACAGTGGGAGATATTGATGATACCAGCGTATTTTTCACGGAAGCCTTCATTTAATAGACGTTCTTCAAACATGGAGTTGTAAATTTTAGGAATTACAATACCGAATGCATAGTCACCATTAGCTACATAAATTTCTTCTTCGAATGTTGGAGGGAAAGAAGGATCTTTAGCAATGGTTTTATTGAAAGTTTCTTTATCAGCTTCTGTTTCAAATTTAACCATATCAATAATAGGTCGTTTTTCAGTATAGAAGTGTTTACATTTAGGGCAGCTAAATGGAATGATATTAGAAGTACTGAAGTTAGCATTATATAATGCAAAGAATAAATGATTCAAGTCTTGATAGTTCAATAACTTCAACCATGCTTCCATATCCATAGTACGACATTCAGGAGCCAAATGTTTATATAGAGTACTAAATACTGTACGAGCTTTACCAATATCATTTGCAGAATCAGTATATGGATTAATTTCATCCATTTCAATTGCAGATAATGGAGTCATAGAGATAGATACACCAGTAGCAAATAATCCCCATTCATAGTATTTCTTTTCAACTGGTTTAGATAATACTTTAGTGAATGCTACAGGACGTTTACGTACACGGAATTTACTAATATCAGGTTTACGTTCACCTACTTCGTCTAATTGTTGACGAAGTACACGAGCAAACTCTTCCATATTACGTTGCTGTTGTTTTTCTTCTTTAATACGTTCAGCTTCTTCTTTATCTTCATCAAGACCAAGATCTTCTAATAGCTCATCATCATAGAATAATTCATCTTCATCAGATTCTGCAACTTCTACAGATGGAACTACGGCATCAGATACATCTACTGGTGTAGTATCAATAGCTGGAGTAGTAGTTGCTGCTGTAGTTATATTATTTACAGAGTTTTCAGCTGCAGTTTCATATTGTTCGAATTCACGTTCAATATCATCTTCAGGAAGAAGATTATTAATACTAGTAGAAGCTTTGATTTCATCATCAGATAAAACGTGTTCTTCTTCGTCACGACGAATTGCTTCACGATCTTTATCTGTCAATTCAGGATTAAGATCTAGAGATGGATCATATTTGGAAACTACTTGAGGATTTTCTTCACCCATAGCTTTAAGATCTTCATATTCACGACGCATATCATGGATTTCTTTTAATGCAGGTTTGAAACGACGTTCAATAGCACTAGAAATACCATTATCTAATTCATCTATCAATTCATCACGTGCTTCTTGAGTTGCATCTGTTTTACCAGAAGGAACGATAGCACTAATATCAGCAGATTGTAGATTTGTTTCATCAAATGTAGGTACTACAGGAGTAGTTGGTTGAGTTTCTTCAACTGGTTTTTCTTCAGTAGTAGGAGTAGTTTCTTCTACTACTGGAGTTTCGGAAGCTTTTTCTTCTTCCATTTTTTCTTTCATGAGGTCTGCTAGTTTTACTTGTTCAGACATGGTTCCTCCTAAATTTCATCATTCATCAACATTTTTAAAGTTAATTTATCTCGATCATAGAAATATCTAAATTGATACTGGTCAACCGTCATATCTATAATCATTATATTTTCTCCATTTTTAGAGAAACCTATATTAACTTCGACTGCTACAGTATTATCAAGATAATCCTTTATTTGATCTTTGATAGCCTGACTGAGTTCAATAACTCTATCAGACTGCATATATCTATATTTACTAATTAAACCTAAGCCCATCTCTGGACTATGAGTTATTGTACCTGGCTCTAAAAGCATTAGTCGCATAATTAGAGTGCCAAATGCATTAAAATTCTTATATGTGAGTGGAGTTTTATAACTGTCAGTAGATAAAGAATATTCCTTTAATAGTGTAGGAACTTCTTTAGTCTTTGCAGTTATGAAAGTAATATCATCTGCCACGATAATCTCTCCTTTCATATTAATATATTACTACTTAGTTCTAGGGTTTAAAATATACACAAATAGCTATTTTTAACATAGCATTAAATTGATATACACTCATAAGGAGGATACAATGGCAACTGAACGAAGAATAGCTTGTCCGTTATGTCGACGTAAAGACTTCAAAGACAAGTTAATCAGACACATAGAAAAAGATCATGAAGATATTATCGGTGAAATATCTGCCGAGCAATTCTTATATGATAAAACTCACCCAGGTTCTGGTAAATGTATCGTATGTGGTAATAAAACAGACTGGAATGAAAAGACTGGTAAATACCATAGAGTATGCTCTAATCCTAGATGTAAGGAAGAATTAAGAGCTAAGTTTAAAAAGAATATGATTAGAGTACATGGTAAAGTGTCTCTATTAGATGATGCTGCTCATCAAGCTAAGATGTTAGCTCATCGTAGCATTAGTGGCACCTATGTATATAGTGATGGTACTAAGTTTACTTATACTGGATCTTATGAGCATAAAGCTATAGAGTTTATGGATAAAGTTCTTAACTGTAACTCTAAAGATATTATTATGCCTGGTCCAGTTATTGATTATACTGACCAATACGGTAATTCTAGACAATGGATTACGGATATTTACTACGTTCCTTATAATTTGATTATCGAAGTTAAAGACGGTGGAGATAATCCTAACAATCGTCAAATGGATGAATATCGTGCTAAGCAGGTTAGTAAAGAAGCTGAACTTATCAAGCTAGGTGAATATAATTATTTACGTCTAACTGATAATAAATTTGTCCAACTCATGGAAGTATTAGCATTACTTAAAGATCAAGAGATTAATGATCCTACTACAACTAATAAAGTTATTAGAATCAATGAATCTGCTGTATATGATGATGGTGGATTTGTCTTATCTAATATGGAAGAATTTGAAGAGGATACAGATAAAGGCAAATATATCTTTGCAGTAGATGCATCTAATATTGCATATATTAAAAGTGTATTACCTAAATCATATCCAGATAATATTAAGTATATTGATCTAAATAAGATGCTTAACTACTTATTCTATAATACATTTGTAGATAATATAGATGCAGATGATATTACAGAGAAGATGGTCGATCAGTATTTCGCTAATGTATACCCTAACGTAGATCGTAAAGATATATTCCCTAATGCCAATACTGAAGATCTAAATCTAAATATGACTATTGATGAAGTATATGCTGAAATAGTTAAAATGATTAGATATTTCTTCTTTGCTCGTAGAGGGGAAAATAAAACTATATTCATTCTTGACCGATCTTTATATTCATATCTAATAGACCAATATCATAATTTAATTGGTTATGCTACTATGTATTTTGGAACTATGGCTATAGCAGTGTATAAAACTTATGCAGCTAAGAAGATACCTCAAGAATATGATATCATCAGACGTATCTCTGATTTAAAAGAATATGCTGCAAGAGAGCATATGGGTGTTGGAGCTGTTGGTGGTATTGTTGGTACAATGGATGGTAATATGCTAGTCCAATATACTCCGCATAGACATTCTTTCAGTGGAGAGAAAGATGGCTTTGGTGTAGTTGATGATAAGAAGTCAACTAAACTTAGAGTTAAATCTGATAATGATGAAACTGAGATTGTAGATAAAGAGCCATTCTTACAAGATAAATTCTATAAGTCTTATAGGCATAAACGAGATAGAGTTACTTGGGAGAATGCTATTAATCTATATGAAGAAATCACTGGTAAAGTAATGCTATCTAAAGATCAATTAGAATATGATGATGACTTTACAGAATCTGACTTAGATAGAGATAATAAGTTAACTCTAATGAATGCTATATATAGTATTGAATCTGAGTTATATGATACATCTCTTCCATTATGTGATATTCTAGATGTAAATACAGCTAAGTCTAAGCTAAAAGAATTCCCTGAAGGAACCATGATTATGGAAGATAATAATGGATACTTTGCAATAGACTTAGAATCCAAGATAAGAACCAAATCATATAAGACTATTCTAGAGATCGAGGCTCCAGCTTTTGTTAAGACTAAAGATATGCTAGAAGAAGATGATGATGCTAGTGATACCAATAATAAGAAGGTAAAAGAAGTTAATGATTCTGGTATGTATAAAGTACTTGATGATAAATATTCTTCTGAAGACCAATTAATGGATGACTGGAATGATTATAATAGCTTATCTGCTGAGATGAAACGTCATAGTGATGATAAGTCTATTGAAATCTACGGTAAATCTAATGTAGAACGATTCAAAGAACTTCGCTCTAAGTATCTTAACTCTGAGATTCCTTATGATGATTTAGCATTAAGTGAATCTGGATTACAATTATCTGATTTAGATAGAGCTAGAGACTATGGTATTGAGTTGCGTGGTAAGAAACGTGAGACTGAATATCTTAAATCTTGGTCATTAAACTCTGGTATCTTTATAGTTTTACCTTGTGATACTGAAGAGGAATTAGAAAAACAATGGCATGATGTACAATCTATGGATATCTCCTTAATTCGTATATCTGATATGCGTCTTATGGAAGTATTTGGTTGTAATAATGAAACTATGTATAACTTCTTAAAGAGTGTATTCACTAGTAATGGATTTGATGATTATTATTACTTCCCTATAGTTGAATCTGCTATGGAAGATGTACAACCAATTAGAAATCTACCTAATACGATACCATTCTACATCCCACATGAAATCGAAGTATTCAAACGTAATAGTACATTTGGTGATATGCCTAGCAAATGGAAAGATAAAGCTGATGAATGGTTAAGAGATTATAAAAAAATATATGAAGGTAAATCATATGATAAGAAAACTATTCTAGATTGGATGTCTAATGTAAGATATCTAAGTCTAGAATATACTAGAACTCAATCAGATGAATTAAAGCAAGCTTTATTAGAATTTGGTTGGAATCCTTATATGGAATTCAATTCTACTAATATGACTAAAGCATATAATAGAGCTAATACTATATACCATAGAAGTATGACTTCTAAGTTATTACAAGAAAAGAGTATTGGATTTGAATTTGATGCTAGAGGAAATCTATTTGTTAAGAACTTCTTAAAGAATAAGAGTTATCAATCTATCTATATGGAATCTCATAGATTGCTTATGGAATATGATAGAGCTAAAAATATTGAAGGAATGAAATATGAACTAGCTAAGATGTATTATCTAAATCTTAAAATTAGTGAAGATCTAATTAAACAAGATCGTACTAAAAAAGATAAAGAGTTAGTTAAGATTAGAGCTAGAGTATTGAATGATTTCCATAAATATCTTAAAGTAGTACTTAAGAATGATAAACAATTTAACTTCTCTAATTACT